AGGAGAGATTATTAAAATTAGACCAAAAAATTAGACAAATTTCAGAATAATGAAACATACAGAATTAAAAGAACTTATCCGTCAAGTAGTAAAAGAAGAAAGTGATTACCAACAACTATTCAAACATATGTTAGATAGAACAGGTAAATCTATTCCTGATATGTCTGATGCAGAAAAAGTTAAATTCTTTACTGCAGTAGATAAAGCAACTAAAGCAAAATCAGAAGGTAAATTAACAGGATACAACGAAGCCGAATTATCTGCAGGTCAAAAGAAAATTGATGTAGATGGTGATGGTGAAATTGAAGGAAGTGATTTAGCAGCATTAAGAAATAAAAAATAATGAGTAAAGGATTATTAATTGAAACACATTTGTTTGAGGCAAAACTTCAACAGGAAGAAAATGGAACTTATTTAGTTAAGGGTATTTTACAAAGAGCAGGTGCACCTAATCAAAATAATAGAAGATATCCTAAAGAAATTTTAGAAAGAGAGTGTCAAAAGTATCAACAACTTATTAAAGAAAGAAGAGCTTTGGGTGAATTAGACCATCCTGAATCTCCTGTTATTAATTTAAAGAATGTATCACACAACATTAGAGAAATCTATTGGGAAGGTGATGATGTATGTGGAGTAGTAGAAATACTTTCAACACCATCTGGAAACATTTTAAAAGAGTTATTAAAGAACAACATTCGTTTAGGTATTTCATCTAGAGGATTGGGTTCGGTAAAAGAATTAAGAGATGGTACTGTAATGGTAGCAGAAGATTTTGAATTAGTAGGTTGGGATTTTGTATCTAACCCATCAACACACGGAGCATTTATGGCACCTTTACAGGAGTCAAAACAATGGGCAAAGATAGCAGAAGAATGTGGTAAGTGGTGTAAGTCACAAGATTTAATGAGAGAAATTATAATAGAACTTAATTAATATGGCAAAGTTAGTAAATTTAATACCTGGTAGACAAATAGTAAAAGAAGAATTGGATGATATGGATATATCTTTACCAAGTCAAGTAGAAAGATTCTTAGATAGAGTAGTTAAAGCATTAAAAGGATATAATCTTAATAAGAGAAAGGAACAATATGTAATTGCAAAATTAATTGATGCATTAGGTATGACCCCATCGGAATTGATGTTAGCAGTTCAAAAATTGAAAAAAAATAAAATTGTAAAGAGAGAGCATACAATAAAATTAAAAGATTTATTGAAAGAAGCTTCTTTCTTAGATAACTTCAAAAAAGTAAATAGTGGATATAATCCAAAAAAAATTATAGCAGATTTTTCAAAAGAATCTGGAACGGATTTAGCTGACAAAGATGATAGAGAAGACCACAAAAGATATGTAAAGGATATGATTGCATGGTTTGATAAAATGGATAAAAAAGGCCCTACTGTAAAAGTTGGAGACTTGGTTAATGTTAATATGAGAACTATGCGTAGAACAGGTATTGGTAAAATAGTAAAAGCAGTAGAAATGCAAGGAAGTTTTGGATTTATGGGACAAGCAGCTCCTGATAAACAACCGGCTTGGAAAATTGATTGTTATACTGAAAGAAATATTGGAACTTCAAAGCAACCAATAGAGTACAAAGGAAACACTTATTACTATCAAGGAACATTGTATTATCCACAACATGAAGAAGGTGATAAAACCGCTTTCTCAAAATTAAAATAAAATGATAAAGTTAAAAGATATATTAAAAGAAACCGAAGAGTTTCAACAACTTCCAACCGAACTAAAAAGACATTTTTTAGAAATTATATCTACATACAACCAACATAGAGAAGGTATGAGTAGAAAATCGGATATTAGACAAGTTGCCGAAACATTGGGTGGTATTGCAGATGCGGCACAAGAATATACTTTGAGAGAAGGTGGTGATTGGTTTGATAGAGTTACTATTAAAAGAAACATGACTGAGTTAAAGAAATTACAAACTTCATTTGAAAAAGAAGCAGTAGAAGCTCAATCTCAACAACAAAGATTAGAAGCACTTTACGAAGATATGGGACATGTATTAGGTAGATACTTTGAAATAGCAGATTTATCGGAAGAAGTGATGAAACAGAGATTGGGAATTAGAGAAAACAAAAAGAAATAATGGAACAATTAGCATCATTATTATTACATAGTAGAACACAAGCACATTCATTCCATTTAGGACAAAAAGGTGTTGGTTCATTTTCTGCACATTTAGCATTAGGAAATTATTATGATACTATTGGTGGATTGGTAGATGGATTGGTTGAAACATATCAAGGACAATACGGATTAATTAAATTACAACCTGTTAGTGGTTTAGATACAAATAATGATATCAAAAATGTAATTGCATATTTTGATAAATTATGTCAAGCAGTTGCAAAATTAAGACAAGACGAAAAATTACAAATGAGTTGGTTACAAAACGATATAGATACGATTGTAACTTTATTATACTCAACAAAATACAAATTGGTTAATTTACAATAAAAGGATGTTAGTAGTTAGTGTAAGGGGTGGAAATATAGAGTGGGCAATAAAAGATTACAAAAAGAGAGTTCAGTCCATAAAACAAATAGAAGAACTTAGAGAAAGGAAGAATTTTATAAAACCTTCTAAAAGAAAAAGGTTACAAAGGGAAGAAACTATAAGAAAAAACAAATTATTTTAATAGTTTTCTTTAGTTTTCTAAAAATTTTACATACTTATTATCAAATATCTTATTTTTTATTATAAGATTAAAGACAGAGTTGATTAATGAATACCCTTCTTATAAGGTGTGACCGAACAATCAACATAATTACATTGGAGTTCCTAAGAGAATAACTTCACAAACAAATTTAAGGAAAAAACAAGATGGCAAATTCAAAATTATTGAAAGAAGCAATCGCTGATGCCAAAGCCGTTAAAGAAACTGCTTTAGCAAACGCTAAAATCGCACTTGAAGAGGCATTTACTCCAAGACTTCAATCTATCTTATCTCAAAAGATGAGAGCAGAAGCAGAAGTTGAAGATAAAGAAGCTGAAAAAGTTGACGAAGAATTAACAACATCTAACATTGGTTCAGGTAATTCACAACCAACATTAGATGCACACACAGACTTATCAGTAGGTGTTAAACAAGACTCAGGTAAACCTGAACAAGCTGGTACTGACTATAAGAAAGTAGCAGACATTTCTGAAGAAGAAAACCCATATGGTGATGACAACATGGCCGCTGACGATGAAAAACAAAATGAAATCGCAGAATTAAAAGCTAGATTGGCAGAATTAGAAGGTGAAGATTCTGAAGAAGAAGAAAATCCATTTGCAAAAGCAGAAGGTGATGATGAAATGGGCATGGATGACATGAGCATGGATTCTGAAATGGGTGATGATTCAATGGACATGGGTTCTGACGATGAAGAATCGGAAGATGACATGGACTTAGAAGCAATCATCAGAGAATTGGAAGCATCAATCAATGGTGATGACAACGAAGAAGAAACTGAAGAAGAAGGAAGCATGTATGAAAATATGGCTGACGGTTCTGAAGCTGGCACTGACAAAGGTGAAACTCCAAAAGTTGTTGTAACTAACGAAGCGGAAGAAGATGACAAAGAAGATGACGAAAAAGTTGTTGACTTAGAAGAAATCTTACGTGAAATGGAAGCTGACATGAAAGATGACAAAGACAAAGTTGACGAAGAAAAAGAAGAAGATGAAAAAGAAATGAAAGTTGAATTAAATGAAGCTTACAAAGTAATCAAATCTTTACAAAAAACAATCAACGAAGTTAATTTGTTAAACGCTAAATTGTTATTCGCAAACAAATTATTTAGAGCTCACAACATGACTAACGAACAAAAAGTTAAAGTGATTGAAACTTTGGATAGAACAAATTCAGTTAGAGAAGTTAAATTGGTGTATTCTACATTAGCAGAAAACTTCAAATTCTCTACAAACAAATCTACTAAAAAATCTATTTCTGAAGGAATCGCAAGCAAAGTAACAAAATCTACTAAGCCAGCACAATCTAAGCAAGTAATTGCTGAGAACACAGATTTCTCTGACAGATTTAAGAAATTAGCAGGTATTATTAAATAAAATATTAAAAAACAAACAATGGACATTAAAAAATTAATGACAGGAGCTAACCCACAAAGCGTTATGCTAGAACAAACAAGAGGTTTGAAAGGCAAATGGGAAAAAACAGGATTACTTGAAGGAGTAGGTTCTGAAACACAAAAGCATGGTATGGCAGTAATGTTAGAAAACCAAGCAAAACAATTATTAGATGAGGCAACTCGTACAGGTACTGCAGCAGGTTCTGAAGAATGGGCAGGTGTAGCGTTACCTTTAGTAAGAAGAATCTTCGGTTCTATCGCAGCTAAAGAATTCGTTTCAGTTCAACCAATGAACTTACCTTCTGGTCTTATTTTCTACATGGATTTCAAATATGGTACTA